CAAGTTCTGGTTTTACATACAACCAAGTTGTTTTGGCAGTTACAGGCAACATTTCAGCATCAGTAAATATATCTGGTTCAGAGTTTTATGGTTCTGGCGGTGGGCTAACAAATTTGAAAGCTAATAGCATTACTGGTCAAGTAAACGCTGCCAACATAAGTCTTGGAAATGGTTTAACAAACACGGGAGGCGCCGTTACAGTTTCTGGTTCCGATACAAGTATCACGGTTGCAGCAAATGGTATCTCAATCAATGGCGCCGGCAACACAAGCGGATTAAGAGTCGGAGGGAGTGGTATAAGAGCAGATCCAAATAGAGCCGATGGTATTGCTGGTGGATCTTTAGCAGGCGCTGATGAGTTTTTGGTTGCTGATAATGATGAATCTAACGCTTTGAAAAAGGCCACAATAACTAATTTACAGACTTATATGCAAAATAGCTTGACTTTTCGTGCCCCAGCAGGCTCTAACGAGCAAATTCAATTTAATGACTCTGGCGATTTTGGTGCTGATAACACATTTTTATTTAATAACACTACAAAGGTCGTTAGCGTTTCAGGGGTTAGCGCATCTGTTAATGTGTCAGCATCTCAGTTTTATGGAGATGGGGGTAATTTAACTAATCTAGCGGCGGCAGAGTTAGTTGGTAATGTTAACGCTGGTAATATCAATATTGGCGCGGGCTTGTTTAACAATTCAAATAAATTGTCAGTGTCTGCTTCATTTGGTTTAACAGCAAGCGCACAAGGATTGGAGGTAACCGCTAGCAATACAAGCGGTTTAAATGTTCTGTCAGCAACAGGTCTAACTATTAGTCCTATAAGGACACCAGCTAAAGCTAGTCCCGCCCCAGCAGATATTATTTTACTAGGAGATAGTGGCGACTCCAACAATGTAAAAAATGCCACTTTAACAAGTGTTGTCACCTTGATGCAAAACAATGGCGCTGCTGGCACCAATACCCAAGTTCAATTTAACAATAGTAATGCTTTTGGTGGCTCTAGTGCATTTACATTCAACGCTGCTACAAACACTTTAGCTGTCCAAGAAGTCAGTTCTTCTGGCAATATTTCTGCATCGTTTTTCTATGGAGACGGCAGCAACTTACAAAACGTAGGCGGACAAAGTGCTTACGGATCATTCACAACCAACTTCACTGTTGCTCCTGAAAGCGATTTAATTGGTATTGTAACCACTGGCTCGGCTATTACTGCTTCGCTATCACCAGCAAATCAATACGGACCGGGACAGAGATTAACCTTCAAGGATGTTAGTGGAAGCTGCTCTGGCTCTAATCACATTGTAATTGCTACATCTGCTGGAAGTGGACAAACAATTGATGGTCAGGGTACTGTAAAAATTCAAACCGGCTATGGCGCTGTAACAATCGCTTCTGACGGTGTTGGTAGCTTTTATATAGTGGGGACAAACTGATGTCACAAATGACTCTTTTATCTAGCTCAGCAGGAACATTTTGGGGATTAACTGATGGCGATGAGTGGACAAAGCTCTTATTGTCTGATGCAATAAATGTCAGAACTACAGACAGAGTAAGTTCTGGAACCCCGTCTACGGTCGTCAGTGCTTACTCTGATGATGGTTTTGTCAACTCAGTAACAGTTGAAGATGTTGCATCTAATCTTGGCGGCGGCGTGGGCATAGGCAGCACGAAAGCAACTTACTTTGGCTTTCCTTTGCTAGAACCCGATGGAGAACCAGTAAATCTTGGATCGGACCATTTTACATTAGATTTTTTTCTAGAAATAACAGAAAATCCGGGTGATAGTGACAATAACAAAGCATTTATTGCAATAGGTATAAATGATGGCACGAATGATTTTCAAACAGGTCGGGTCGGCGGTATAATGATATATAAATCTGCAACCCCTCAAGCTGGAGTTTTTTATGGCAATGGGGGACAATCAGTTCTTACCACCGAAAATATGAGATATATTAGAACAACAGTGTGTACATCTGCCCCTGGTCCGGTAACACCTTTTCAGTGGGTAAACACAACCGTTTATGATAACAATAATGCAAGAATAAAAACTCGACAACAAGAGGCGCCAGCCCTGTTTATGAGTAGTATGCCAAGCAGACCCACCGGGTCAAATGCTCATGTGTTTATATCAATTGGAAAAAGTACTACCGCTGGCACAGGAGCAAAGAACTTTAAATTTAAAGCTTACTACAAACTTGATATGCATACTTTTAATGGTGTCGCTTCCACTAGACCGGGCTAAAAGAACTGCTTTTACTTCCTCTATGCACTATTTAAAATGAAAAACTATTTCTATAGGAGTTTTTGTTTATGTCCTCATTACTAGAGCAAGCAATCGTAGACGCAAAGGCGTTGAAGGAAGCCGCAATGAAGAATGCGGAGGCCACAATTATCGACAAGTATTCAGAAGAAGTCAAGTCAACCCTCAACCAGTTACTGGAACAGGACGAGTTGACTGATGCATTGGGTCTTGGCGCAGGAGAAGAAACTCCGTCCGCTGGTGCCGAAGCGGCAATAGATGAAGAAGTCGAAGCCGACGAGATTGCTGAAGGTGTTCCCGACGCATTTACCGAGGACAACGCTGCTCTTGGTGGCGTAAGCGAAGGCGAAGCAACAGAGGTGACAATTGATTTTAAAGAACTTGCCGAAGCACTTAACCAGCTTCGTGAAGGCGTCGAAGAAGAGGAAACTCTTGAAGAGGCTGAAGAAACCGAAGAAGAGGCTGAAGAAACTATGGACGAAGAAATGGAAATAGATGAAGAGTCCATTATGGAAATGGTCGCCTCTATGCTTTCCGAAGAGGACGAAGAAACTCTTGACGAAGCCGAAGAAGATGATGACGTTATGGAAGAAGGCGAAGAAGATCTTTACGAAGAACTTTCCGATGATCTCCTCGATGCAATTATGGAAAAACTTACCGTAGACATGGGTGCTACGCTAGGCGGCTGGGCTGGACGCTCCGAAGAAGCAGTCAAGCACCAAATGGAGCTAGAGATGGCTCATCGCCGCAGCACCGAAGTCGCAGAAGAACTCGAAGCACTTAAGAAGGCTCAAGAAGAGCTAGTATTCGAGAACAAGAAATTAAAACAAAATCTTTCCAACTACCAAGAAGTAGTTGAATCTCTTAAGGAGAATGTGCAGGATGTAAATCTTAGTAATGCACGACTCCTTTACACCAACCGCACGCTGAGAAATACCTCCCTGAATGAGCGACAAAAAGAAAGAATTGTCGAAGCGATTTCTAAGGCTGGTTCGGTTGAGGAAGCAAAGACAATCCACGAGACACTTCAAAGCACAGTGGCGTCCACTCCCAAGAGAGGACCACAATCACTAAGCGAAGCTATCACCCGTCCAACTTCCGTTATCCGTGCATCTCGCAAGGAAGAACCTAAAGTGGATCCCTTCACCGCGAGAATGCGTAAACTAGCAGGTATAAACTAAATCAATTAAGGAGGATTTAAATATGTCTAGTATTGTTGAAAGATTGACCGAAGGCGTTGTCAATCGTAATATGCGTGCCGAGTCCCACGCACTTCTTTCCAAGTGGAAGAAGACCGGACTTCTAGAGGGCATCGAGACCGAGCGTCAGCAGAACTCAATGGCCCGTCTACTTGAAAACCAAGCCAAGGAGCTTCTCCGCGAGCAGACTACCCTTGGTGCAGGTTCTGTCGAAGGCTTCGCAGCCGTCGCATTCCCAATTGTTCGTCGCGTTTTCGCTGGTCTTATCGCCAACGATCTCGTTAGCGTTCAGCCCATGAGCCTCCCCAGTGGCCTCATTTTCTTCCTTGACTTCACCTTCTCTGGTGATCTTGGAGATGGTGGCTCCCAGACCGATCGTCTTGGTAACCGTGTTGGCAAGTCAATCTATGGTACCAACGAAGTTGGTTCCGAGGTCATCGATGGCGTCAATCTTCTTGATGCCTCCAACAAGGCTGGCTTTGGTGGTCCTCTTCGTGATGGTGCTACTGGCTATGCCTACGCAAGCGCAACTGGCTCCAACAACGCCACTGTTGCGAGCGATCTCACTAACGCTGCTATGAGAACCTTCATGCTTAATGGTTCTGTTAGCACTGCTGATGCAAAGAGAATTCAGTATGACCCTGATCTTCTCTCCATCACAGATAGCTCTTACGGTGTCATCGTTCTTGACATTGCCACCGGTGATCACACCATAACCGAAGGTGATCCTGACTTCAACAACCTTTCAGCGTTCGTTCTAGCTGGGCTTGCAAGAGGTAGAGACCGCAGTGATGCTACCGCAGAGGCACTTGCATCCGATCTTGGCGCCTTCGGTGGCGTAGCGTCTGGCTCTTTTGACACAGGCGATGTCGATCAGATTCGTCGTTTGACCACCCGCGTCTCTAACGCGGACAGCATGCTAGATACTGATGGCGGTGAAGCAATTCGTTACATCATCTCCGGTAAGTCATCATTCGTCACCGGTGAGTCCTCTGTAAACGTTGTTGGTACTACCCTTGCAGCAGGCACTCTAACCATGCCACTTGCTGACCAGATTGACGCTGCAAGCACTGTCGGTGCGGTCGTTGGTGACCTCTTCCCACTAGAAGGCGAGAGCAGAATCCCTGAGATCGACATCAAGGTTGATTCAACCGCGATTACCGCTCAGACCAAGAAGCTCAAGGCTAAGTGGACCCCAGAGCTTGGTCAGGACCTCAACGCATACCACAACTTGGATGCAGAGGTTGAACTTACCTCAATTCTCTCCGAGCAGATTGCTCTTGAGATTGACCGTGAGATCCTTGCTGACCTCGTTAACGGTGCTACCGCAGCTACCTACTACTGGTCACGCTCCCCTGGTCTCTTTGTCAACCGCGAGACTGGTGCTGAACTAGGTGCATCTTCTGCTGCTCCTGACTTCACCGGCACTGTCTCTGAGTGGTACGAGACCCTCGTTGAAACTATCAACGATGTCTCTGCACAGATTCACCGCAAGACTCTTCGTGGTGGCGCTAACTTCGTTGTCTGCGGACCTGAAGTTGCCAACATCCTTGAGTTCACCGCTGGCTTCCGTGCGAGCGTCACTCACGACGACGAGAAGGGCTCCATCGGTGCTGTCCGCGTTGGTTCACTGAGCAAGAAGTTTGATGTCATTGTTGACCCATACTTCCCACGCCAGTTGCTCCTCGTTGGTCGTCGCGGTGCCTCTTTCCTTGAAAGCGGCTATGTCTACGCACCTTACGTGCCACTACAGACTACACCCACAATCTTCGGACCAGAAGACTTCGTACCACGTAAGGGCGTTATGACCCGTTACGCGAAGAAGATGGTGCGTCCAGATATGTATGGTCTAGTCATCTGCCGTGGTCTACTCGGTGAAGAAGGCGCTTCCTGATAAGTAAGCCCACTTACTAAACCAAGCCCCCTACTTCGGTAGGGGGTTTTTGCTTTTGAGGATACTATTTACAACAACTTGAAATATTCTCCTCTGGGCGAGGCCACTGCCCTTAGAAAGTTTTATTACCGAGGTGGCTGGTAATAATTCATTGAATAGAACAAGTTATTGCAATAATATAATCATAAAGGAGAAAATATTATGGGAAGTAGAAGATTAGGAGCAAGACGCTTAGACGCCCTACTCCGTAGAGGAACAACCGGCAGAGACACATCTTATCAGGCTGGTGCAAGTATTTCACCTGCTGTTGTATCACACAGAATGTACAACGAAGGTGTTTTCGTTATCACTGAGATCGTTTTAGATCTTGGAACAAGCGCGGCTGACATTAGATCATCTGCTGTTGATAAGCCTATCGGCACTCACAGTGCAACTACGGGCGCTCAGCTTATGCAGTGGGAAAATGACATTCACGGAAAGTGGATTTCAGGAGAAGTTTTTTGTGCAGAGGCGCTTACCGACGTAACCGCAGTCTCTTTAGCTGCTGGCACCGCTGTTGAGGCAATTGGTGATACTATTGCTGATAGACAGGACATTGTTGCTGCTGTTGCCAGTAACAATGTTGGTGGCAACGGAGCTACTGCTGCTGGCGGAATGTCAACTCCTCTTGGTGATGGACACTACGTGTATTTGACTCCCGATAACAATGGTACCACTACTTATGATGCTGGTCAATTGGTTGTTCGCCTCATTGGCGTTAAAGCAGCAGACGTAAGCACTGACTGATTTTATTCACAATAAGGAAATAACATGATTAGATCATCTAGAATAAACACGAAAGAAGACGAAGCAAAGAGAGAGGCACCTGCCAAGGCACCTGCAAAGGCTCCCGCAAAGGCACCTGCAAAGAAGAAGGTACCAGCCAAACCCCGAGCAAAAACTCCCGCAAAGAAGACTGCTAAGTCCGAGTAATTCAAACTAATGTTTGTTGCCCCCTCATCTACTAAGGTGAGGGGGTTTTTGTTTGTGCTTTCACTATTTACTACGAACAGGAGGCTCCATGAATGCCCACAAACTTACAACCACTTTCAGAAACTAGCGCTATAATTCTCTCTTCTACGGGCTCTACAGATGATGTAGCCTCCGCAGTTCCTTTTGGCATGTATACAGCCTCTGCTGAATTTATAACTGGTGCTGCAAGACAAGTAAATTATGTATTTAAAAAACTTGGTGGCGATGTTGTAGACATTGAATTAACAAACAACAATGTTTATTCTGCCTACGAAGAAGCGGTTCTAGAATACTCCTATATTCTCAACATGCACCAGGGAAAAAATGTCCTCTCCGATACGCTTGGCAAACTTACAGGCACCTTTGATCACAAAGGCGAGATTGTCAGTGGTCCTGCTAGCGCGAGTTTACAATACCCAAGAGTAACGCTCTCTTATGCCAATAAGATAGGTGATGGTGCTTCTACAATGGCAGGAGTTGGCGGAACAACTCGTATTTATTCTGCGTCATTCACCACTGTAAAAAATCAACAAGATTATGACCTTCAATCTATTGTATCAGCAGCGTCTGACTCGGGGCTTGATGATACAGGCGGTGCAGTTCCATACGCAGGAAAAATTGGAGACTCACGTATTATCATTGATAAAGTTTTTTATCGCTCCCCAATCGCCATGTGGCGCTTCTATGGCTACTATGGTGGCATGGGTGTTGTAGGGAATTATTCTACATATGGACAATATGCAGATGATTCTACATTTGAGATTGTCCCAGCGTGGCAAAATAAATTGCAAGCTATAATGTATGAGGATTCATTATACACCAGAGTTTCTCATTATTCTTATGAAATTATTAATAATAGGCTGAGACTATATCCAAAACCCAGAGGCGATGATAATTTTGCTGGATATTTGGATAGGATATGGTTCCGCTTCAGAATAGCTGATAATTCTTGGGGTGAAGACGACGGCACAAATACCGGCGTTCTTGGTGTAAACAATATCAACACTCTTCCATTCGATAACATACCATATGAGAACATTAACTCAATGGGTAAACAGTGGATTCGCAACTATGCTCTCGCGCTATGTAAAGAGATGCTTGGACAGATTCGTGGTAAGTTCCAAACAGTCCCAATCCCAGGTGAATCCGTCACCCTAAACTATTCTTCGCTTCTATCCGAGGCACAAAAAGAAAAAGACGATCTTCGCCAAGGACTCACGGATATGCTGAAAGAGATTGAATACCCAGAATTGGTAAAGAAAGATCAAGAGAAGGTCTCGGCAGCAGAAGAAACTCTTCGTCGCTCTCCGCTACCAATCTTTGTAGGATAATTAAATGTCAGATAACGAATGGTCCAGACCAGCAACCCCACCGCCGCCGCTCTTTCTTGGTAAGAAAGAAAGAGATCTTGTTAAGCAAGTCAACGATGAGCTTGTAGAAAAGGTCATTGGACAGCAAATATTATATTATCCTATTGATATGGAAGCAACAAACTTTCACGACCTATACGGCGAAGCAATAGAAAAAACTTTTCTACCCCCTGTCAGAGTATTTGCTCTTGTTAACTTCGATGAAGAGGGTTCTTCTTATCTTGATTCTGTTGGTATTGATGGTAGTTCACAAATTACTGTTCATTTTCACAAGCGTAGGCTCACTGAAGATCAAAATCTTTTTGTTCGTGAGGGAGATTTTATTCTTTATGGTGAGAGATATTATGAGATTATAAAACTTTCTTCTTCAAGAAAGCTTTTTGGCCAAGTAAACCAAACATTTGAAACCTCTGCTACTTGTAAGAGGGCACGTAAGGGACTATTCAATGCTACCTAAAAACTTTGATTTCACACAGCTACCAGAAGATAAAAAAGATTTCAGTCTCAAAGAGCTTGGGATGCTTGGCTCAAATATAGAAGATATAGATTATGCGATAACATCTTGGTTAAAGGAAGACCTTGACTTAACTACAATAACAAACGAAGGATACAAAAGGGTGCCAGTATTGTGGCAAACACCTGAGAGAGCTTTTCAAATTAAGAACGATCATGACCTTAGACATCCTGTTGATGACGGCGGTGGAGTTATAACATTACCAGTTGTAACAATAGAGAGAACCGGGATAACAAAGGACCCAACCAGAAAGGGCGGTTTTCAAGCTCACACTTTTTCAAACGAGAAAAATGGCAGAGCAGGTCGCCTTGTTATCGCAAAGAGAATTAAACAGGATAAAACCAGAAATTTTGCCGTAGCATCAGGTACTAGAACAAACACTTCAGGAACAAGACAAAAGTTTTTTCCAAGAGCAAACAGCAAAATTGTTGTCGAATTTTTATCAATACCAATCCCCATTTATGTTAATCTTGATTACAAGATTGTTGTTAAGACCGAATATCAACAGCAAATGAACGATCTAACTCAACCATTTATGACAAGAACCGGACAAATAAATTCTTTTGTTATGAAACGAAATGGACATATGTATGAGGCTTTCATAGATCAGGGCTTTAATCAAAGTAATAATGTGGCAAACCTTGGAGAAGATGAGAGACAATTTACTAGCGAAATAAACATAAAAGTACTTGGCTATCTAATAGGCGAAGGAAGCAGTGATGACCGTCCAATAGTACGAAAAGACGAAAATGTTGTAGAAATTAGCTTCCCAAGAGAAACAGTGGTCCCAGCAGGCAACGACAACTTTTTTACTGAGTAGACACTTCCTGAAGTCCTTTGCGAAAATAGATAACTATTTAAGATGTGATTAGCAATGCTTTACAGCATATTTACTTAAAAGTGAGGATTAACTAATGCCCGTAAAAAACTTTAAATTCGTCTCCCCCGGCGTATTTATCAACGAAATTGACAACTCTTTTAGACCAAGACGCGCCGAGACTATCGGTCCTGTTGTTATAGGACGCTCTACTCGCGGTCTTGCAATGCAGCCTATAACTGTAGAATCATATTCTGACTTTGTCACTAATTTTGGTGGAACCGTCCCTGGGTTCGGGGGAGGAGACATATATCGTGATGGTAACTTCCAGTCCCCAATGTATGGAACTTATGCAGCAAAAGCATTCCTAAACGCCAATGTTGCTCCACTTACCTTCATTCGACTTCTCGGGCAACAAACTACAAACTCTACCGCTACTGGTAAGGCTGGCTGGAAGACAGACTCTCAAATTGCTGGCACAGTTGGCTCAAATGGTGGTGCTTACGGACTATGGGTATTTAAGTCGGCATCTGCGGGTACTGCACTTGGAAACGGTATGCTTTCCGCTGTCTGGTATCTCGATAAGGGTAAAATTTCTCTATCTGGCTCTTTTTATGATGGTTTGGGTGGTGCTCTTTCTACAACCACATCATCTGCTGGTGTTCTTGTAACAACTGACACCAACAAGCTTTTTACGGTGGAGATTGCAAACGACTCCGGTGTTGTAACTGATAAAGTTAAGTTTAACTTTGACGATTCAAAAGAAACATTTATCCGCAAGCGCTTCAATACAAACCCGCAGGTAATGAGCCTTGGAGGATTCTATCCTACAAGTGCTGAAAAAGATTACTGGCTCGGAGAAACTTTTGAGCAGGAACTTCGCGACGGCGGTGTAGACGGGTCAACAGACTTATCTTCTGGCAAAGACTTAGTAGGAATTATTCTTGCCTTGAGTGATGGCAGTTCTGGCAATGCCCCTTCAAATATGGAAGGACAGCCATCCCGTGAAGCTAGAGCCGGATGGTTTATCGCACAAGATCAAGGCGCTCCAGCTTCTTACAACCCGGCTGCGCAACAAAAACTTTTCCAACTAGTGGGAAGAGGACATGGTGAGTGGCTGCACAAGAACGCAAAAGTTTCAATAGAGTCAATTTTCCAATCCAATAACTCTACTAGCGATTATGGAACATTCTCACTTGTAATCAGAAGTCTACGTGATACTGATAATAATGTTCAAGTTTTAGAAAGATTTGACAATCTAACTTTAGATCCAACATCCCCCAATTATATCGCCCGTAGAATAGGTGACAGATTTTATGCTTGGAACGAAAATGAAAAGAGACTAAGAGAATATGGAGACTATCCAAATCAATCAAGATACGTTTACATTGTTATGAACGAAGATGTAGATGCAGGCGCCACGGACCCAGTATTGCTTCCCTTTGGTTACTATGGTCCGCCCAAGTTTGCTAATACAGCACAGCTAAATTCTAGTGGCTCGACCTACGGCTCAGATGTATACATCAGAGGCATGGGCGATATCCCAGATGCATCAAATGGAGTGTTTGGTCCAGTTCTTGGAATGAATGTGACTGGCACCTTGATATTCCCATCAGTCAGACTTAGACACTCTGCTTCAGATGGAGGTTTGGCAAACCCAACAGACGCATACTTTGGATTCATGGTAACTAGAGAAAATTCATCTACAAGAGCAGATGCTTCTGTTGCTGATCCACATAGACTTTGGAATCAAAGCTGGCCTGAAGACAACAGCGCCACTCCCAGCGACGCTGGTATTGATGGTTTCTCATACATCTTTTCTCTAGATGATGTGAGAAAAACTGCTGGTACCACACCATCATACTACTACGAATCTGGTTCTCGTGCTAATGAAACTTCTGTTTCATCTGGTTCTTATACCGACTTGTTAGATGATGGATACAACCGTTTTACAGCACCATTCTGGGGTGGTTTTGATGGGTTTGATATTACAAAGCCAGATCCTCTATATAATATTGGAATTCAGGGACAGAATGAAAATTCAAGTTATGCTTTCCACACTTATCGTAGAGCAATTGACACAGTTGCAGATCCTGAATTTATTAACATGAATCTACTAACTATTCCTGGCTTAACTAATGAAGGTCTTACAACTCACATGATTGATGTTTGTGAATCTCGCGGTGATGCTATGGCTCTTATCGACCTTCCAAATGTTTACATTCCAAGTCATGAA